CCCCCCCTGCCATACTATTTATTTGCATATTAGGGTTTCCATCACCACCATTCCAATTATCACCATAACCATTATCTTTTGCTACTTTTTCATTATTATAAGATTCGTATTTAGCTGAGTCAGTAAAGAACTGTTTTATGTCATTAGGTCTAACGGTCTCACCTTTTGCAGCTTTATCATACACATACTGCATAACTGCCGTATATATTCCTTGGTTATTTGTAGTTGCAGGAACTACTAATGGAGCACTTGTGATACCATCAATACTTATCATAATACCACCGTCACTTTTACTATCAGAGCTTGTAGGTTGTATTGATACTCCTCTTTGCCCCGGCAATGTACTGAATGCTTTTTGTGCATTACCTATCATCATGTTTTGTCTTTTCTTAACACCATCAGGGAACATCGAAGTCCATTTAATTGCACCTGAACTATCACCTGCGTCATCTGTCTTTCTGTTTACAAAATCAATTACAGTAACGAAACTATCTCCTTCAGGGATTTCTGCTGTACTAAATGTATTACCTGCATTAGGGTCAGGCTGTTCTGTTGTAGTTTCGGTAAAGTAAGTCGCTTCTTCATTAAACGTTTTATTAGGGTCATATTGACTTTGTTTAAGAGCTGCTTCCACATCTGTAACACCACCTAATCTTGAAGAGGCACTAATAATAAAGTCTTTTTGCGTCATTACATCGCCTTTACTATCTCTAAATGGAAGTGTTGTAGTAGTAATGTTACCATCCTTATCTCTTGCGTATAAGATAACGTTATCTTTATCTCTATCCATCTTGAAGAAATCTTTGTTTCTATCTAAACCACTTAAGAAACTTAAGGCTGTTCTACCTTCATTTTCATCTCCATAATATAATGCAGCTATATTGCTCACTATTTTACCATCTTCTTTTGCTCCTCTTAATTTATCTTTATCGTCCTTATCTACTCTGTCTTTAGGTTCTACTCTTATCTCATCTTTTCTATCTACCATAGATTCAAACCTAGTAGTCAAAGCATCTTTTGCTGCTTTGAATTGTTTGTCTGTTAAATCAGGCATCTTACGCCCTGAACCCGGATTATTAGGGTCATCAATTAATAAAATTAATTCTTCTCCATCTACTACTTTTCCTTTCATTTTAGGGTCATAAGTAAAAGAATATGTATTTCCTTCAGGTGTTACACTTATATAATCAGTTAATACGCTACCCACGTCTTGTGGATTAGTCATTTGAGAAGCAATAAAATTATCTCTTGCTTTTATATATTCAGGCATTTGCCTTACATCATCACTCCCTTTTCTGTCTCCCATATATTCAGCTACTAAATAAGTTTCAGCTAATTTATCTACACCTACTTTTAAACCCTCATCTACATTGTATTGGTTTACTTCTTGTCTCAATCTTAATCTAAGACTTTGTAATGAAGTAAAATCGTTAGGGTCTTTTGATAAAGAAACAACTCCATTCTGATTTACTTTTTTTCCTACACTTACAGTATAAGTCATAGGGTCTATCCAAGCTTCAGTTCCACTTAAATTTGTAAACTGCTCTGCGTTAGCCATATCCCATTGTTCTTGGTATGCACTTTTAATTATTTTTCCATCTACTTCAATACCATTCATTCTTTCCTTTTTTTCAGTAAAATATTTATCATAATCTTTTACTAAAGAAAATAAATCATCTGTTCCGTCTGTTAAATTTTGACGCATTTTTACATAGTCTCTCATTTTGAGACTACCATTTTTTAACAATCTATCCTGCACTAATCTAGCTTGTGCAGCATTGTCCGCAAAACCTAATGAAAATTGTTGTAAACTTTGATGTTCACTTTGAGGGGCATTCGCAAGAACTTCACCAAACTCATCTGAAGCCTTATCTATTTCTGCTTTTAAAGCTTCTCTTCTTAATACTTCTGCTTGTAAAGTTTTGTTAATATTTGCACCAACTTCTTGCCAATTAATTTGGTCTCCTGCATCTCTTTTAACATAACCTAAATAAGTCTTTGCCATATTTATTTATTTTAATAACCAAAACTAGAACCTCCCATATTTGGTTGTAAACCATATGCGGGTGGCATTACCTGTGGAAAAGCATTAGCGTTAGGAAAAAATGGATTTGGTTGAAATTGAAATTGATTTCCAAACTGCAATGGCTGTGCTCCATATGCCGGTATTGAATTTTGTCCAAGATAAGGCATATTCATAGCATTCATAGCGGTATTAAAATCTCTTACTGCCGTACTCTCTCTTTGTCTTTGTATAGCCCTTGCATTGTTTGCTGCTTGTAATATTGGATTACTACCAACAATATTTGCAGGATTATTAACATTTAAAGGTGTAGGATTTTTGGATGGAGCAGTAAAACTTAAATCTTTCATCATATCTCTAGTTAAATTAGTTTGCATCCAATCTTGTAAGGCATCTCCTGTTAATCCTTGTGCACCACTTACATCTACTCCTTGAGCTGCTAAAGCAGTTGAGTTGTTTTGTATTACATCTGTTAAATCAACTCCTTGAGCTGTAGCAGTTTTAGCAGCATCTTGGTATCCTTTCGCTGCTTGACTTTTATTGTATAACGGAACTCCAACTTGTACTGCTTGCATCGCTGTTGAAGCTACCCCACCAATCCCTTGTTGCACAGCTTGATTTCTTGCTTTTTCTGCATCAGCTACAGCCTGTTGTGCACCTGCTATTTCTCCTAAATCTAATTGAGTTCCAATGTCTCTTAATCTACTTTCTTCTTCAGCAATTAATTTATCTAATTTTAATTTTTCATCTACTTGACCAACTCTAATACCTTGTTGACCTTGGTTTTGTGCAGCTAATACTCTACCAACTCCTGAAGCAGGGCCTCTGTCTGATTCTATAATAGCATCGGTTGCTGTAGCTCCTTGTACTAATAAAGCTTCTCTAGCCATTTCTGCAGCCTCTTTATTAACACTTAAATTTTCATAAAAGTTTTTATCTAAATCACCTCTAATTTTTTCTGCTATTCTATCTGCTTCAGCTTGAGCTTTTAGACCTTTTTTTCTTTGGCTTCCTGCTTTAACAAAAGAAGCTGTGGTTGTACCAACACTTACCGCCAAACTTGCTATACCGAGAATTGCTGCTGTTTCTAAACCCATTATAAATTTTTTATCAATTCAACATTTTTATTACCTTTCAAATAACCGATATTTACAAATGATTGTTGCAAATGTTGATTATTATTATTACTAAAAACAACTTTATATCCTTTATTTTTAGCAACATCTGTTAATGTTTGTATTACTAAATGAATACCGTCTTTTCTTTGGGGTTTTAATCTAAAATTTTTATTAGATATAATCCACTCTACCCATGCAATGCTTGAATTAGTTTCATATAAAAAACCTGCACAAACAGGTGTTTTTTCCCATTCTACAATTATTCCTCCTTGTCCATTTAACGGTAGTGATTCTTTAATTGGTGGGGTAAATCCCCAATCTTTCCACCATTTACTTAAAATAGAGTCATAATCTTCTTCTGACAATACTCTTACATTAAATTTCATTTACCACAAAGATACTAATTTTTAAGGATAACTTTTCATAACCTCAGATTCAACCGCAAATAGTTCAGTAGGGTTTGTACTGTTGTTAGTTATTTTAAAAATACAGTAATGCCCTAATACTCCGTGTGATTCTACTACCTGATTTTTTACAACCATATAATAAGCGTCTGTATTAGTGGGGGCTGTGGCATCTACAACGGTAGTGTCGACCACTAATGTATTAACATAAGGGTCTGCGTTTAAATCCACATTTTGAGCAGTTATTACTCCTGCATAAACAGGAGCTGCATTTGCAGGTATATTACCACCTACAGGGTCAATAAAATACAAAGCATCTCCCACACCTAATGTGCCCGGCTGTACATTTGCTATTGTAGTGGTTTGTGGAAACCCTACAATTACTGCACTCGGTGTTGTAGCATCTAATGTATTGCTTCTTCCTATACCATTTACTGACCTTAAGGGAAATTCTTGGCCTGCATTAGCAGGGGTAGTACCTTGATTTCTTACATAAGCAAACCATGAAGCTTCTTTTTGCTCATAATCGGCTGCATTAATAAAACCTGTAGTCTGTATATCGGTTTCTAATATTGTATCCCACGCTAAATCTGATTCTAAATTTATTGTTTTAAATAATTTATTTTGCAAAGGCATATCATTTATAACACTTTTCATCATAGAGCCTACTGAAGTATCACCGTAATATGAGTTTCTATTGTCGTTTACGTTATGTCTCCACAATCTGCCACCATTAAATGTGTATAAATATTGATTCATACCTATTATCCACTCAGGATAATAAGAGTAGAACGAAGGCCATCCGTTTACTGATTCGCTATATGTTAATGTATAATTCGGCATAATTTTTTATAATAATAAACAACTAGTTCCATCACATTCAGCCCTTGCTACAACCTCATTGCTTTGTAACTGCATAATTAAAAACGTTCCTGTAGATGTGTTGGTACTTGTAGCAGCATAAGCATACCATCCATCTGTCAATGAACCACCTACTATTTCATCACCTTCTATAACATTTAAGAAGCTATGGTTGGTGTCTGTTGCAGCAGGTACGCTAATAGTATAGTTTCCGGTACAGAAATTACTACAGGTACTTTGTACACCACTTCTAAAGAATGTGTTGCTAGGAGCACTACAATTATTATCACTAGTAACAACACCGTTTGCACCAATTTGAATGTAGTAATTATTACCACCTGAATTGTATAAATATATATATCCTGCAGGTGCAAAAGTTGTAGCACCCGAATCAGTATAAACCACATCTCCTGTAGTTGGATATGCTCCTGAACCATTGTGATAGTATGTAGTTCCTACTGTTGGAGGTGTTCCTCCTGCACATATACTATTAAAGTTAGTGTTTGCACTTCCTTGGAAAGATGAAACAGAAGGGCAATTACCCTTGGAAATTACAACTCCGTTTACATCAATTTGATAATATTTATTGGTATCATATTTAAAATACCCTGCTCCTTTTTCTGCACCTAAATTTTGTACAGCATCTTCATCAATATAAATTCTATCCATTAAATTAATAGTTCCTGAAGTATGACCTTTATGGTTAGCAACATAATAAGATATGTCAATTGCTTCTCCACAAGCTGCAGTAATAGACGCAGAAGCATCCTCGCTAGATTGAAAGCTTGGCAAAACGTCAGGACAATTTAATTCTATACCCCAACCTGTTGAGCCACAAACTCCATAAACAGTTACTTCCAAATTTCCCGGACTTGCATTAGGTTTTGGAATTACCATCATTACCTCTTCAGGTGCATCAGTTGTTAAATGAACATCACTTGAAGTCCAAGTAACTGTTTGTGTAACGCCTGAATCTTGTACAAACGAACTTGATGAAGCATTATAAGTATATTGGTCTACCGTAGTCGTACCTCCACCTGTAAATCCTGAAGGACAACTGCCTGCAGAACCTGACTTACCTGTAAACAATGGATTAGTTCCTGTTGCAGTTACATAGCCTTCGTTGTTATCTAATATAACACCTTCATTATATGTAACACCATCATATACCACCTTTATACCATCGGGTATATTAACAGGGTCAAAATAAATGATTACAGCACCTACATCACTTGCAGTATCTCCTACATTGACAGGTAAAACATAAGCTCCTACGCTACCTGTAGCATTAATACTTCCTGAACAAGGAACACTACAAGTTACACAAGTTTCTGCGACTTGTAATTCACCACTCACTTGCTTTCTACTAATTACTCCATTAGAATACCAACCATCCGATGCCTTTACTGTTAATGCTGAATCAGTAAAAACTGCAGTAGCTGTTGCTAAATCCGGTGCGTCTAAATATATATTTACTGTACTTGCCATAATTTATTTTAACATCCACAACACGCATCATCTGCTGATGTGTTTGAATAACACAAAGCTGCTGATACAGGTGTTCTATAATCCCATATAAAATACAAATATGCTTCACTTCCACTTAAAGCTGCTGTTTCTGCACTATAAGTAGCAGGCTGTAAGCTTGTATCAGTTGTCAACTCAGTTGAAGCTGATAACAAAGATAGTATATCTGATTGTGTGTTTTGATATAATGTATTACTTCTTAAAAACCTAAACTTGTTAGAGCTTGAATTAAACACAAAGTTATCAAAACCAAATTTATTACTTATTAGTTTTATTGTAGCCCCATTAGGAGGAAAAGGCCCTGAACCTTGTGTTCCTGTATAAAGCTCATAATCACATACTATTGGTGCTGAACCAACAGCAGACATAGTTATTTGTTTTGTTTGAGTAGGTAATACTGAAAGACTGTCTGTATAATTCCATTGATTGTGAATAAATTTACCCCCATCTGCAGCATTATTAAGTGTTACTTCTACAATACCTATAGCTGCTCCTTTTGGACATGATACATCTACAATCATTTCGTCTAATGTGCCTGTGCTTCTTGTTATTGTCATAGTAGCTGAATTTTCAGGGTCACTTTTATTAAATGAAAAACTACCTGCTGTAGTAATATTACCTGATGAAAAAGAGCTACCTTGATAATTAACAACTATACTAGCAGTTCCTGAACTTATAGTGGATGGATTATAATTTACCGTGCAAACTCCTCCATCTGAACCTAAATCTAAAGTAAACTCCTGTGGTGTTCCTGCCGCAACATCTTGAGCAATAATTTGCTGACCACAAGGAAATATTCTATCATCTCCTTGAACTTTAATTAGATTGTTCCCTAAAACATATTCATTCATATATGGGTCAAATCCACCTAATTTTTGTGTATCAAAATCTGAAATAAATAAATCTCTAAACCAAGAACGCATACCTGTTTCTGATATAACACTCAACTGTTCACTTTGAGCAGAGCTTCCTTTTAATCTAATTACTGCACCTCTTTTGGCATCTGTAAAAAATTTATCAGGGCCAAACTTTGCAAAGCTTTCAGGGTTATTACTAATACCAAAATCTTCTGTTCTAGCTATTTGTGTACCTAACACACTTGGAACTGAACTCAATAACTGACTACCTGCAGCGTCACTTAATAAATCTTTCCCCGCCAATACATAAGATATTTTATCTTCTTGAAGAACTAAAACATCTGTTTCTCTACCATCTAATTTTTGTATCAGTCCAAATGAATCTTCAAGTTGTTTAAAGTTCAACAACCCAAGATTAAACTCATTAAGTTTATTTACATTGCTTTCATCATTATATATTCCACTATAGGTTATATCTGCAAATCTATGAGCTTCTTTATAATCTTGTTCAGCTACAGCCGTTACTCTATTTCCTGAAGCTAAATTTTTACCTTTAATTGAATCTCTGATTTTATAACTTTCTACCCCATTTCCAAAAGACCAACAGTTGCTTATGTCTGTATTAATTATAGCCGGAAGTGATGCAGTTTGGTTTTGGTCGCCATCTTTAGTTCCTGACAAATGAAAACCATTTACGATGTCATAATTAGTTTCAGTTTCATAAAATAATTCAGGATTAGTTTCGGTTGGCATTGTCTCAAAAACTATATCATCATCGGATTTAAATATTTGTATATGTGTTCTAATTGAACTTCTACGTTTTTGTTTTGACAGTACACCACCACAACGTTGAGTTCCACTTAACAATAAAAAGGTTTCTCCTGTAGTAGTGTTTTTTCCAAATTGATAATAATTAATAGATAAAGCTGCAGGAACATCTGACCTAACAGGGTCATTTGGCCCTGACACTAATGTTGAAAGATAAATGTTTTGTGGGGCAGAAGCACCATCTCCACCTTCCCAAGCTCCATCATTAATATATTGTGCTATTTGGTCTCCATTCCACCAATCTTGAAAACTACCATAAGTTTGTGATGAAGTTAAATCTAACTCTAAAGTATATATTCTTCTTTCACAGCTTCCATTACCTTTACCCGGGCCACGTCTTTGAAATTTTATATTTATTAATATATTACTACCTTCAGGTATTTCTACATCTGTTTCTACACCGTTTACTTTTCTCGTAACAGTATATCGTTGAAAAACAAAATCACCGGCATCATCTTCGTTTGTTGTTACCTCACGAAAATCTACTTGATTATCAACGTCAGATTCTGCTCTAAAATCCGTGGCTTTTATTTGCATATATACTCCCGCAGGTATATTTATAAAGTAATCATCTTCAGTCGGGTCGTTTTGTAACGGGTTACGTATTTCTAAAAAGTTTTTAGATTCAGTTGTTTTATCTAGTACCGTAGCGTATGCACAATTTAAAGCCGGCCCAATACTATCTCTTTTAACAATTAATCTATCTCCTTTTTCTACTTTTTGTGCATTTTCCCCTTGCAATAAAAAGAAAGTATTGTTCCCTTGTGGGTCTTTATAATATTGACGAGTGTATATTGTTTCATATAAATCTGCATCAGGTTTATAAACAAACTTGTATGTTTTTGCCCAACTAGGGGGTTTTTGTGTAGTAGGTATGGTAACCTGTATAGTGTTTCGAGTATCACATAAACTACAACCAAAATGCACATCATTACGAGCACTTACTAATGCACTAGTAGCTCTTTTATATTCATCCATATATACTATTCCTACCTCATAATCTCTGTTACTGTGTAAACTTGTTGGATTTGCTACCTCTTGAAACTCAACATCTACTAAACTAATGCTATATGATTCGTACACTCTTTGTAATGGTGCGGGAAAAGGAGTTGTTACGGCTGCTGTATCAACAAGCTCTATTACAGGAATTTGAAAACTTATTTTGTTAGGTGTAGCTGAATTAGTGCTTATACTAATTGGTTGCCCTGCATTAGAAAGTCCTGAAGCATACTTATGTAAATCACCACTTAAACTACCTGAACTCCAAGGAAAAGTAGATGCTATAGAGCAGTTAAATATATCTGTCCATGTACCACCCGCACAAGATGTCTCTCCGCCACTAGAATCAAACACGGGTTTTATATTGTTTATTTTACCAACTGCTTCACCAAACTCCGGACTCGTACCTAATTCAAAAGCATTAGCATAGTCCGTAGATAAAATAAAACTAAATGTTACACTTGTAATTTGTGTGTTTGTAGTTGGAAATGGAGCAGTTCCTGAAAAATTTTCACCTGCAAAACTTAATACTATAGTTATAGCTGAACCGGCCTTTAACTCAGCCGTTCCAAAATCTATTTCAAATATTGAGTCTTTTACTAAACCTACAGAACCAAAACCATAAGTACCGTCTGATAGAGTTGTGTCAAGAGTGGTCAAACCAATTAATTCTGATTTTCCTTCAACAAAATAATCTAACTGAATTTCAGCACCTGTACTATCGACTAAATCATAACCCTCTTTATAGTTACCATACATTAGTCTGTTACCCATTAATGTCTGAGCTTTTGCAAACCTAGGAACATTATCATATAATCTTAAAAGCTCACCTTCTGATAATATTGTAAATATTTTACTGTTGTCAAATGTGATTGTAAAGTTTGTGTCATCTATTAAGGCTAGTTCTTCTTTGTCATATTTATCTATTACTTTAATAATATTTGAAGCTGATTCTTTAAATAATATTTCAAAACCTACAACTAATTTGCTACCGGTATTTACCGTTACATTAACTGCATTATAGACATTAACCATTCCTTCATTTAAAAAACTTGACGAATCGAAGTCATATGATTTTGGAGCAAATGCGGCATCTGACCATTGACTTGTTGCTGAAAACTCTCCATCTGCATATTTATATCTATACGCAAAGCATACAAATCTTTCTTCTAAAAAGTTTTCTTCACCTGCTACGTTATATGGTGCTATTTCAGGTGCATCACGAGGCGGTTTCTTTATTACTAAAATGGCTTCATTAGAAAATTGGTCTATGTTACTTATTGGTATATCGTAATTTCTAGTTACGTTTATAAATCTCGGCTGATTATAATTATCAGTCCAAAAAAGTAAATCTTCTACTTTATTTACTCCTGTAATAATATATGTAGGATTGAAGTTTAAAGTAGTATTTACACCACCTCCATCGTCTATACTAACTAAATGATTTGTAATAGTTTCTGAAATAGTATTATATGATACGACTAAATCAAGTTTTCCTGTTGCTCCTGCTGCAGTAAAATTAGGGTCATGTACAAACCAATATATAGTTTCATTAGAGCCATCTTCAAATGCCCCTATACATCTTGCATCAGAACTTAAATCATAAGTGTTTGTGCCTTGGGTATATTGAGGAGTAGCTAATAAAAGATTTCCTCTCGAGTTTTCTACAGAACCTATTTCAGTTGTTTCTGTTGAACCCAACCTCACATTCATAGCATCAATATATTCCCCATTGGGAACTAGGCGTTCATCCACGCCCTTGTTCATTCGTCCTGCTATAAAATTTCTTTGTAAATTAGCCATATTACTTTATCCATTTTGCTTCACCTCTAAGATTCATTAACAATCTGCCCGGATGCAAATTACTCATCCTAATCTTTGCGTTTCTTAATAAAGCTGATTTGTTTTTTTGAGCTCTTTTAACTACAAATTCTTGTACTCCTAGTTTAGCATTTAGAATAGCGTATTGTATATAAGCATATACATATTCTTCAAATAGTTTATTTACACTTATCTCGTCATTATTTCCACCCTCCATACCGTCTGAAACATATTCTAAAATACATAATTGATTAGCCATATCTGAACTAAAATTAATTACTCCATTTTTTTTGTCAATTCTGAATGTAGGATTTACATTAGCTGTTTCTGTATTTAAACCATATCTAGCTCCTATTCTATATTCAAAATACCATTTACCATCAATTAACCAACCTTCTTGGCCATCCATAAAACTTCCATTGTTTAAATACATAGTTTTATTTTGACCTGCTAATCTTTTTACATCTATTGTAGAATTTTCAGGTTTTAATATATTACCGTCTTGGTCAAACAAAATAGCACAATCATTATCTTGTAAATAAGCATTACTATAATTAGTTTGAATATTTTCCGTTAATGGTCTTAGTTGTCCATTGGTATCATATAAGGATATTCTTACCCAATTAACATAATCAGGGGGTAAAACAAATCTTAATGTATCACATACACTAAGCTCTAATATTTTTATTTCTTTAAAAGCATCGTAATTTAATTCCTGTATTGCACGTTTTGCATGAAATAAAATTTTATATCTCTCAGTATTATTAACCATACTGTGATTGCCGTCATACATTAACAAAAAATTATTTATTATTTCAGCTAATGAAACATACTGATAAGAACCCCAATTTGCATTAGTAGGTTGATTACCTTCATTTTCGTAATATTGATATTCGTTTAAATATGCCATTATCTTTCAGTTTGGTTATCCATGTTTTCTTCGCTTTCTGCGTATTGTGCTACTTGAATCTCTCTTATTGACATTCCTGAATAGCTTAATATTTTTGTTACTAAATCCGGTTCATAATCTTCCGGTAACTCAAAATCTTGATAGTTTGCAGCACTTTCGTTAAATACAGGTTCATTGCCTGTAATTGTAGTAAATGTCCATTGTGGGTCTGCCGGGTATCTTATATACTGAGCAAACACTTGGCCCGGTTGATTAATAGTAACGGGATACAAAGATATTAAACTTCCTTGAGTGGTATATGCAGGATATAAAGTTGTAGGCGAAGTCAACATATTAACATTTGAATTTATTAACATATTAATTTTACTCTGACTAACTCTTTCTGCTTCCGCACTTATAACATTATTATAAATTACATAATCTTCTATTGTGCCCATAACATTTGCACTTAATGATAAAACTGATGTGCTGTCAACTGCAGTTACGTAAGCATAAATTGGATTTGCACTATTAATATTTACAACTAAACTACCCACAGGTATTGAAGTGCTTGTAAAGTTTTGGGTGTTATCTATTAATTTATAATCTGTATTACCTGTTGTGGTACTAGAAACTAATTGATTGTTATAACACAATACTTTATTGATTAAATAGTAATCACTTCCTGTAGTTAATTCTGAAGGCATTTGGTAAATATTACTAATAACATTGTTACCTGCACCATCTTGTTGAAGTGTTAAAGGAGATAAAACGGAAAATAAATCTATAACCTCTACTATGCCTTTAGTAATATTAGCATATCCTGTACCCGACTGTCTCGCAGTTTCTTTATTTATTTGATAGTTGTATTGATAAAAAATATCTTCAAACAAGTCTAATTGAGCTTGTTTAGCAAATAAATTAAAGTCTTGAGGAGATACATAGCCGTAATTATTTTTATTGAGTACACTTAATACAGTTTCCCTTACACTATTTATCATATAAATACTTTTTTACAAAGATAACAAAAAAAAAGAGGGCATTATTTTTTTGCCCTCTTCCCAAACAATCAAAAAACAAAAAGGATTTATGATAAATCCACACTTAAAATTTGTACATCCGGTGGAACAATTTCTACTTCAACAGGAATTGCAGGAGCACCTTGCTCTGCTTTTACCATTGCTAATTGAACCGCTTTCTTTACATACTCATTAGCAGCACTATCTGTAGTTGTTACTAATGTACAAGTATTGTTACTTAATGTATTTAAAGAAATAACTGTAGACAAATCGCCTGTTCTTTGTACCATCACTATATCGCTTGAGCTAATATATTGATTTGAAGTTGCTTTACCTTCAACAAGCTTATATGCTTCACTTACGGACATTATATTTTCTGTTAATTCTAACCTGAATTTACTTTTTATATGCTTAACTTTTGCATCTGTATCAGGATTTGCTGTGGTATTGATTACCCAATCACCTGCTGAAACGCCTGAACTAAAATCGGCTGAACTGTCAAACAATTCATTTGCCGGTACTGAAACCTCATAATCTTCATTAGATGCACTAAAAATGTCAGTATCTAATGATAATACAGTTTCTGAATCAATTGCTGTTACTAAAGCTGTATCACCGTTTGTAACATCTTTGACTGTATCTCCAACTGCTACTAAATCTGTAATAAATGTAGCACCGGAGTCTGTTAGTTTATTGGCTGTGTAACTTGTTGCAGTTCCTGAAGCCACTAACGTTGTTGTTCCTGATATACCTGTTTCTTTGGCTACAGGAATAGAAATAAGTTTTGCCATGTGTATAAAATTTTTATTATTAAAATACAAAGATAACAAAAAAAAAGAGACTGCTTTTTAAGACAGCCCCTTCAAACCACTATATATTAGTATGTTTAATCTAGTTTATTTTCTAGCATTTTTAAAGCTTGTATTCCATCATCTGACTGTAAATACAAAGCCACCATTTCAAGTGGTTTTTCACCTTGAGGAACAACTAACATTCTTTTTTTATTACTCTTAGTATTATAATAAACATCTTTATTTCTTAAGACTAATAATTTATTATCAAAAAATGTTTGAATTTTAGATTGTAGCTTTACCATTGGGTCATCTACAAGATTTAAAAAACCTTGAGGGTCTCGTCTTGCATAAACAAGCAAATCTCTCTTAATTTCTTTTGTTGAAATTTTAGATATATCTCCAAATAAAACCCTACCAATTTCTAAAACTTGGTCTAAATCCATTTGTCTTGCAGTTATTAAAGCATCTACTTCTGCGTTTAATACTTCAATTTCTGCCTCAGCATCTTTTTCAGTATTTATTTCTTCAAACACAGTACCTCCATTGGATTTGTTTTGTGGATGTAAGGCTAAAAATTGTTGCAATACTTGATTAGTTCTTGGAACTCTTAAAAACCCGTCTTCAAATACAACAGGTTCTAAAATAGCATTTCCGTCTTGTTCATCTTCAAATGGAGACTTTTGGTTTCTTGCATACCTTAACGGTCTGTTTATGCCTTGTTCTTCATCCCAATGTAATAACGAAAATCTACGTGAATTTCTTGATGCGATTGTATATGATAAAGGAGTTGCATCTTGACATAGCTTGTAAGCTTTTGCCTTAATCTCCTGTTTTTTAATTTTTTTCATTTCAATAAAATTTAATTTAATTTAAAAAAAGGGAGGAGAAAACTCCTCCCTATTAATTACTCTTCTATATTTTAGTTCTTGAAGATAAAGAAGTTGTTTGCACCTAATGTACATACTGCTCTTTCAGACAGGAAGTGTACTTCCATAACGTCTTTTCCTGAAGTCATAGCTCCGCCTGCAGAACCTGTAATCCAAGATTTATAACGTCTGTCTTCTGATTGAGAAGCTCTATATCTAACGTGCAAGTAAGGTCTCTTAGCGTTTTTACCAAGTATTTGGTCATAAACTGTAGTAGAACCTGCAGGAACTAATAGTCCGTTTACTGCTCCACCTACTATGTTACCTCTCATTGTTGGGTCATTTAAGTATTTCCAATCTGACTTGTAGAAATCATAACCTCTTCTAAATCCTTGGAATCCAAGGTTAAGAGCCATTTCTTCATCATTATCGAATAAACCAAATGAAGCTGCATTTGATGCACCACCGGCATTAAAACCGTTTAATGCTGCAAGCATATCATCAACGTCAAATCCAAATTCTCTATTTACGAAAATTACATTTTCTTCAATAGCTCCTTGGTTGTCTAGTCTTTGAATAATGCTATCAAACTCAGCTAGTGTTGATGGGTTACCACCACTCCAAATGTTACCTCTTTCCTCTACAACGTAGAAGATACCTTCTGAACCTTTGTTACCGTAGTTAGGGTTTAATGCTGCGTTAGCTGCACCTGAACCTGCTACTGCCGGAACTGCTTCTATCATTGAAGTTTCAATGTAATCATCGAATCTCAATCTAGTCTCGTGCTGAGACTTTAGATACCATAGATAACCTGTAGCTCCATCTTCTGTTTGGATTTCTACCCAACCGATTTGAGCCATATCAGAACCATTCACCGCATATTTATCTTTTAAGATAATAGGTGAATTACTGAAGATTACATCGTCAGCCTCTAATGAGCCTTCCATTGCATCACTTCCTTTTTTAAATTCTGAACCATAAATAAATACAGAAACGCTTCCCGCATATGCTGCGATACCTGCTGCTTCATAAAATGCTACATCAAATGTTCCGTTTGCTGTATCTACATCTGTAATAATTGCCTTATTACTTAAATTGGAAGCTGCTGTGTTGTCAGTAAACATTACTGTTTGACCTTTTCTCACAGCTATTCCACCACTACCCGGTACTAATGTATCATTAACAGTTGCTGTAGCAGTATCACCTGCGTTAGCTCCTACTAATGTAACATTTGTATATTTAGTGTGTAACCTTCCTTGTTCCGCCCATTTAATAAGGTCAGAATTAGAAGGCATTTCCGCACCCACCATTCTTAAGAATGATGCAATAGTACGGTTTCCATATCTTTCAAATTCTTTTTCATACGTATCAGGTAAATACTGATTTGTAAAATCAAAATCTGTGATATAGTTGGTTGATAAAGCAACCTGCTCTGCACTAGGTTGTAGTGCGAAAGTAGGACTTGCTGATACTGAACCTGCCATAATTTTTAAATTTTTAAAATGTTAAACTTCTATTTACGTTTTATACTCTTGATTTTTAAACCACGACCTGAGTCAGGATTTAAAACTCGTACTTTGATTCCATCCCCTTTAGACTTAACCTGTGGTGTCTGTCGAATAGACATATTAACATTTTTAGTCTTTTTGACCACATCCTCAGTTGCATCCGATTTACCTTGTTCATAAAAGAACGAAGCAAACTTTTCGGGATTCATCGCAATAGCTAGAGCTCTATGATAGCCCGTTGCGTCAGTCATTAATCCATTTTCGTCCATAAACTTATTTAAAAAAGCAGTTACATTGGACTGAGCCTTTTTTAATTCCTGTGCATCTCCGGGAGCATAAGTGATTTTATTTTCACCTAACGTAAACTCAAAACCTTTGAACTCACTACTAAAAACTTCATCTGTCTTTTTGGTAAACCATTCAGACTTTTTCTTAGCTTCCTCTTCATAGGACTTTGCACTATTAACATATTGCTTATATGCCTCTAAATTCCGTGCATCTTCTTCAGAGATAACAGGCCCGCTTGACTCAAGAGGCTTGTGATACATCTCCTTTTGCTGCTCAAAATAATCTTTGGCTTTAGCAATAATTTTTTTCTTTGCTAGTTTTTTCTTTTTTATCTCTTTAGGCTCATCTACCTCTTCATCATAATCAAAATCCTCTAACAGAACATCAACATCTTCAATGTCTATAGCCTCTTTCGTGTCGAGATAAAATTTCTCTAGCAATACATCATCGGGTAGTGAATTAAAGTCTTCGTTTAACTTAACGTAATCTTCAAATCCACGCCCTGTTTTTTCTTTATATTTTAAGTATGCTGCAACATCTTCAGGCATTTCCGCCTGTGTTTCTCTTTCAGCAGTCAAATCATCTAATGATTTGATTTCCTTGCCATACCTTTTTTCAATATATGAAAGAACTTCACTTTCTTCTAATTCTTTAGGTTGCTCCTCAGCCTTTGCAGGCTCTTCGGTTTTTTCTTCAACCTCTTTCTTTTCTACCACTTCTTGCTCAGGTTGTTCCTGAACTTCTTGTTCGGCTTTTTTATCAAGTAGTTCTTGCTCTACTTCTTGTTTAGACTTTTGTTCAACTGAACCCAAGTCTCTTACTTTAAAGTTTCCTTTTAATTCCATAATTAATTAAATTTAATTTTAGACAAAGTTAATAATAAAATAAATACGTGATTTAGGCTATCTTGGCTCAAATTCCGCTAAATCAAAGCCATCTAATGAATCTTCATTAGATTCAAACCTTTGAGGAGGTAAATTGTTTTTTCTTTGATTAATCAACCTTGATTGTTCTTGGTTTTGTTGACTAATACGTTCTGATTTAGATTTTTCTCTTTGCATCTCTCTCATCGCTAATGATTGTTCGCTAATATTTCTAAGAGATTGGTTGTAGCCAAACTCCTCTCTCATTAACTGACTTTTCAATTGAGCTTCCATTTTCATCTTTTCAATTTCAAAAGCAATCTCGGCTTGTTTAATCTGCATTTTTTGTTGACCTTCAGCTTCCATTTTTTGCATAGCAGCCTGAGCTTGCATTTGTTGTACTTGAGCAGCTTGTTGTGCTTTTTGTTGTTGTTGTTGCATTGCAAACTTTTCTTCTCTATCTTGCTTTGCTTGTCTTTTAACCTTTAGTAATTGATTTGCAAGTTTTATGTTTTTCAACTCTCTTATATCAATGGCATCTTCAAGATTAATGTCTCCTTTTTGTAAAGCCATTTGAATATTATCTTCAAGTTGTTTCTTTTGCTCTTCATCAGGAGCAACCTCTATAAAAATTCCAAAATCGTATATATACAAATCTTTTATTTCACTAAGTATAGACACATTGTATTTTCCAATTTGATTTATAAATTCTTCTTTGAAATCAGAATATTCTAATATATCAGAAGTTCTTATTGCTAAAGCTTCTGACAATTTTCTATAAATATAAAGTGACCCGTTTAATATATGGCGAGTAGCTGTGTTTGAACTTAAAGCTGCAAGTTTTTGAACACCGACTAGTGCATCAGGGTGAGGACTTGAAGCATCTCTTGCTTCGTTAAGTCCTGTTACTTGACGAATCATATTAAGGTAATGATTGTAATTAGTAATTAACATTTGAGTTTTTGATGCTCCTGAATTAGATGTTAATTGTTGAATAGGTATCTTAGCGTGATTATATTCTCCATCTTGAGTAAAACTTCTACCTACAACACTACCTGTTTGAAAATATAAACGTAAAGCATCTTCAGGGTTATAAGCATTTCCTGTGCCTAAATCAACTTCATTCAACCCATCTGCATCAATATAAACACCATCCGGAACTACTCTAGCAATAACTTGTTGTAATTTTAAATGAGTTATTTGTATTAAATCTGCAAAAGGAATCATTCTGCGAACTAAAGATTCTATATTACCTTTATACATTCTTGGAGCAACCGCTACATAATTAGGCATTGCGTGTTGACTAGCAGATTTTGGACGAACCATGTTTTCGGCTTTTTCCCATTTTAATAAAATGTTTGTACCCATAACTAAAACTCCCTCATACCAAACATCTATAGATTTTTGTATTTTTTCAAACCCACCTTCTTCTTGTAGTTCTACAGGTGGATTGAATTGGTCGTCTTTTTCAATCATTTTATTTCCACCACTTTTTAATCTTTTCTTTTTATAAACTATGTTTTCTGTAGTTTTATAATTAAAATACATTAAAGTACAAGTGTCTCTATAAAATATATCATTCTCATAAAATTGAGCAGTATTAAAATAATCATACCAACTTTGACCATATTTAGATATTTCTTCTAAATCTGAATTAGTTAAATCAGGGTCAATTTTTTTAAGCTCTATAATAGGAACAGTTTTAATTTCACCCCAATAAAAACAATCTTTAAAATGAGGGTCTTCTGTATAAGAATATACAACATTGGCCGGGTCTACATAATTAATTTTAACACCATCTCCTTTTAGAAACTCGTGTTTTGCTACTGCTATACCTAAAGTAGTTAAATCTAAATCAAATCTTTTTCTTAAATCAACATATTGATTTTCTTCAAACAAAGTATTAATCGCTTCTTCACAAGCTATTTCTATTGCAGGTTTATAATTTAACTGCATATATAAAGACATTTCTTGGTCATTAGAAGGTAAATCATCAGGTTCAACTGTAAAAGGATTTACATTAGCATTTTTTTGTACTTTAAGTAAAATATCTTTTCCGGCTACTTGAGCCTCAATCATATCTTGATATTTACTTCTTTTAGATTGAGACATTGCATCTTGAGCATATGCTTTTACATCAAACAATCTATCAGCCATACCATTTACTACAATATCTACAAACTTGGGAATAATAGGAACAATAGACCAATCTAAGTTAAGATAACTTAAATCTCCATCTACTGCTAATTCATTTTTGTATTTTTTAATTGATTGCTCACCACGGGCATATAAACGCAAACGCATAAACTCACGCCATTGATTATAATATCGACAGCCCGTACCGTCTTTTTTAAACCACTCATATTGAATAGCTTGACCTATTTGTAATCCAAATTCATCTGTGGCTTTTTCTGCGTCAGAAACAAATTGACTAGGGAAACCTGCAGATGTTATATTTACCTTAACATCTTTCATTTATTTAATAATTCACTCAATGTTCCTTTATTCGTATATCTTGCAAAGTTAATGCTTATTTTTGACTCTTTTCTTTGCGGTGTGTACAAATGCTTTTGGTTTGCCATAATTGCTAATCCTGAACTAATAGTAGCATCAAACTTTGTACGATTTGAAATATCAAATCTAGCCCAATCTTCTAATGTTCTAGTAAATGGCATATAACCCATTATTCCGTTTTCTCTGTACTCACCTTGCAAATCAATACCTATATGTTTTTCAATATATGATTCAATTGCAGAAGCATGAGCTTGTTTAACATCTTCGCTTGAATTAGGAATACCTCCTAATTCTTTTTCAGTTTTAGAAAGTTTATTATAAACTTTATCAGGTCTATTCATACAGAACCCCCTGTAACCTCTGTTTTTAAAATGATATAGCAAACGTGGTTTATTATTTTCTACCAAAATAGGCATCCCATAAAAAACACAAGCCATTAAAACTTCTTCAAAAAATATTTCTGCTGTCTGAGGACGAGCAACATATTCTAAAAAAAATTCATTTGATGGAGCTTCTTCCATATTAAACTTGGTCAAACCATGCAATGCACCATTTGAACCTCCTCCACCCACGACTCCTGATATATCATATGAATCACATCCAAATGAACCAATATGCTCATTTGCAGGATGTTTAATTCCGTTCTTCAAAAATACACAATTTTGAAGAGATTTTTTTGGAGTCCATGATACGATAAAACGTCCATTTCTATCCGGTCTCCAAACTACTTTTGTATCTTTCACTCCATTTTCCCAATAAAAAGTACCTTGAGTTAAATGATGCTCTTTAATTAAACTGTCATTGTAATCAATTTGTTGATATATTTTAGTTAAATTAAAAATGGATTGTTTACTTTCATCTCGAAAAGCGTGTGATTCTGTTCTTGGAAACTGTCTGTAATATTCATTTAAAGCATCCGCATCTTTTTTTAACGAGTCTACTTCGTTAGACCAATAATCTATAGCTCCCATTCCTATCATTTCATTATCTATTCCTAACACAGGTTTGTCAGGAGTTTGCAAAACAGGCATACCGTATCTATCTATAAATCCTTCCATATTCCACTCCATCGGAATAAACAAAGAATATAAACCTGATTTTGTTTGTCCATTAAAGTTCCTAGTTGAAATACACGAATCTTCATATAATTTTTTAAAATTATCCCCTCCTTTATCTAAAGCATTTGATGTTGAGCCCATCATACATTTTCCTATAACTTTACTACCTAGTCTTAAACAGGTTTTTGTAACTCGCCAATTATTTAAAATGTTATTAGGTTTTAACCATTTGCCGGATTCATCATGAACCAAGAGTAAAAGTTTTTCTCCATCATAAGAGTTATCATCTGTATTTTTCCAATCTATAGTTGTATCAAGACCTGTTAAATCTTCATCTTCTATAGTGTACATATTTTTTTTAGTTATTTTAGATGCGGGTACTCGAAAAGCTAATTCTGTTTTTGGTTTATCCATACCATCTTGAATTGGTTTAAAGAAAAAAGGCAAATTAGTTCCTATTGGAACAACTTTATCTGTAAACATTTTTTTTGCATCAGAACCTGTTTTAGATAAAATACCTACTCGTGAATCTTTAGCTAATGTAGCGGTATTAATACATTCAGAAGAACCCATAAAAGAAAAACCTGAACGCCTAATCTTAAGATAACACATACCAAAACTTCTTCTGTCTGCTTTGCAAGCCTCCCAAAAAATAAAAAACAATCTGTTAGCTTCTCTATAATCAGGTGAACCAACATCTATCTTAGTCCATTGCAAATACATATAATGAGCACCTGTAATATAGGTGGGTGTTCCATTATTCATAAACCATAATCCTTGCTCCCTTCTATCAAACTCATCTTCTATATATTCAATCCATTGGTTTTTAAATGCAGACGGTTTTTCATTCCATTGGAAAATGTTTGAAATTTTAGACAAAGGTTTTGGATAGTTTAATTTTTCCCAATATTGTTTTTCTTTCTTTTCGTGTCTTTGAAGACACTTTTTTGGAGACTTAGGTAATGCAATTTTTAAACCTTGAATTGAAATAATATCACCAATTTCACCGGAACGAGATATAACCACAAAATCATATTTATCATTGTATCCGTACAACCAAGATTTATTTCGATTTTTATTGCTTAATACGTTTTTAGGAACAACACCTGTAAGTATTCTATATATATTATTTTGACCTTCTTTCTGCAAAACCTTGTTTATTATCTGTTACACTAACACCCTTTTCGGATGTTACAATATTTTCTCTTTCCACTTCTATTCTATTTAAAATTTCAAATGCGTCAAATATTGCTAGTTTTTTAGTAGCTGCAGCATTTTTTAATCTATCCGCAGCTAAATCGTCTTGAGGGTCAGGCTTGATAATATCTTCTTTTGCAACTTTAATAAGTTGTCTAACTGCTTTTTCGCCTGCTTCTATTATTTTTAATTTGATTTCTTTATTTGTCATAAAATTAAAACAATATTATTAGTAAACATTCTATATAACTTTTCTCCATCCACGTAAAACTCGTATTGGCTTTCCGGAGTAAAAATAACTTTATCTCCTTCTTTTGCTCCTAGCTTTTCTAATTGTTTGTTGGAATATTTTAATATACCATGTAAAGGTTCTTCTAATTCATTTTTTGCTAAATAAGAATCTTTACTTAATATAGGTTTTACAAAACAATACTTATCGTGAGTTCTCCATTCATCATCGTGCTTGTATAAAAAAAATTGGTCGTAATCAATTAAAAATATATCATCTTTAAAAAAACTTTTACCGCTTTGTTCTCTACCTTTCATGTCATAATAATATTTAAAAACATTATGATGAACTAAAAGAATATCACCTTTAACAATATCTCCTGAATAACCTAATGGTGTAGATAATACAATAGCTTGTCTATTAGAAGCTTTATGGTCTTCTTTAGAAGTAGAAGTTATTAATTCAACATCACCTAATTGTTTTGTGTTATTATACCTCTTATTATCTACAGCTTTGACTATAAATTGATAAGGTGATTTCATATGTAATAGTATTTAAAAACTAATATTATATTCTATAGCAACAGGCATTGTAGCGGAAAAAGATTTCCACAGCAATATTTCATCTTGCTTGTTTTGAATATAAATAGAATATGTAGAATCGGAAGGATTAAACTTAATTAAATGAATTTCAAAGTTTGCATTCAATACTTCTTGCCCTACTAAGTAGTGCATTGCTCCTGATTTATAATCAGGGCCAATAGAAAGTTTTCTAATAATCATTTAATTAAAATGTGTTTCCGGCTTTTAAAACTCTATAAAGAATATTAAACCTCATAGTACCATCTCCTTGTGTAGGATTAGCGGCTGTTTCTAATGTTACAGCAGTATCTGTAGGTAATATTCTTGTACCACCAATGTATCCCATTTTACTTACTACATCGCTTGCTGCGTTTGTTTCGCTTCCACTTAGAGAACCAAAAAGAATTGAGCCCATCTTAATTTCTACGTCATTACCAAAATTATAAGCAGTTGTATCAAAATCTGAAAAAACTGCAATACTCAATATATCAATTATTTTGTCTGTGCCCGGTGCAGCAATTAAATTCATAGGAACATTAGCAAGGTTAAGTAACTGAGCACTAGTCACAGTTACTTGAGAAACAGCAGAACCTTCTAACCCTAAAAACTTTTGAATTTGATTTACACTAACTGATTTAGTTGCTAAATCACTTTCTGCGTCTGTAAGCACCCAATAGTCTGTTCCGACTACTGTGCCTATTGAAGGGTATGATAATGTACTGCTAATTTTTGCCATCTATTCTTTTTTTTCTTTTTCTTTTTCTTTTTCTTTTTCAACTTCTTCTGCGGTTTTAACTTCACCTGTAGCTATATTAATTACAGAGTTAGCACCGTATTTCTCCATTAAAACTTTCTCATATTCTGCAAAAGCTGTCTTAACTTGAGACATAGCTTCTTTTATAGAGTCTTGTTTTAACATAGTATCTGCTAATTCAACCTTTCCTTGGTTATATGCAGATGTCATATCTTGAACTTTTTTAAGTTCTTCTTTCGATAATTGTTTTGCCATTTTATTAAAATTTAAGTTATAATTACAAATATACTAAAATAGATTTACTATGAGTCAGGTTGGTCACAAGAAGATATACTATCAGTACAATCAGTACCTACGACTATTCCACTCGCACCTATTTGAATATAATATCTCTTTCCTGCACCTGAATACAAGAAATAATAACCTGCGGATGCAACAGTTGAACCGGTTGACGTAGTATAAACTGTGTCGTTATATGCAGGGTAACCACCGTTTCCTGCACAACCTGATGTGTCAGCAAAGAAATATTGTTGGTCAACAGATGGTGCTACGTTAGCATTACCCGGACATATTGCACTAAATACTTGTACACTTGAAGCAAGGAACGATGTTCTTGCACCCGAGCCTGTTCCCGGACTTGCAGTAATTGTTCTATCAACATTATTTTGTAATCCTGCTAAATAATTTATTTTTTGGTATCTAACTTGTACATACCAAGGGGCATTAAATGTTCCCGAGGTGACTTGGCCGCCTGAAGCATTTCTCATAAGAAAAGGTCTGCCTAATCTTGATGAAATATCTGAGCCTTCATTACCGGGAGAATCTATAGGTCTTTGAGCTTGCCACAACCATGTTCCTGTTCTTTGAACTATATTGGAGTTTATTTTACCCCAAAAATCAAACTGATGATTTGCTCCAAACATCTGACAATCTGAAGTTGGTGATGATTGTTCACAAAATCCAAAATAAACTGCACCCATTGTAGTTGGATTAGAACCTGCACTTTTCCAAACAAGAACATCTTTTACAATAATAAGACTATTTGGCCCTTGAGAAGGTATAAGAACAAGTCCGGTGCTAAACCAATTATAAAAACCTGACCCTTGTATCTTAACAGTTTCTATTCTATCATATTCAACAAATATACCTGAATTACCAAAAGCGGCTGTATATTTAGGCTGTTTGTCATCATTGCCTGTTCCTGATACGCCAAAATATTCCCCACCACCATAATTACCTGCTTGTATATAATTTTCATTTTTTGGACTAAAAAATTGTTTTTCATTGGCATTTAATCCCTGAGTGTTTATTGTACCTACTACTTCAAAAGCTGAGGTAGGATTTATGGTTCTATAACCAACTCTTCTGTTTGATGTATCTACAAACAGAGTAGCGGTGCTACTACTTGTAGGGTCGCCTAAAGTAATTGTATTAGTGCCGAAAGTTATATCTCCACTTCCAATTGATGTACTACCTGTAAACTTCGCTACCTTTCCTGTAGTTCCACTACCTGATATAGTACCTCCGCCACCACCTGAACCGTTAGATGCTGCCGTTATTCTACCTTGAGCATCTACTGTTAAGTTAGTATTTGTATAACTTCCTGCAGTAACTGAAGTATCTGCAAGCTTTGCTGCCGTAACTGAATCATTTGCTAATTGGTCTGTGCCAACCTCTTCATCTCCGATTTTAGCTGAAGTAATTGAATCAGAAATTAATTGGTTTGTTCCTACTGAATTGTCAGCCATTTTAGCTTGGGTTACACCATCGTCTGCAATTGATATTGTTCCGCTAGATGTAATTGTTCCTCCCGTTAAACCACCTGATGTAGCTACGCTTGTAACTGTACCTGCGTTTGATGTTTTATTATTAAATGTCGTCCAATCTGTTGAGCTTAAATATCCATTAGCACTTGCAGATGCTTGTGTGATTCCTATTGTTCCTGTAGATGTTATTGTTCC